CAGCGCACCCAACGCCCGTCAATAAAGTTGGGGCTCTCGAATGCGGTAGCGTCCCGGTTGATCCCAGGAGCAGACGCTATAGTGATCGGCTCACTCATGCGAGGTTTTTGGGTCCTCAACCGGCGCAGTGTGGACCCGCGCAGCCATTCGTAGAGTATTCTCCTCCTGGGACAACTCCCCAAGGATCTGCACCAAAGCCTGTACCTCGTTGCCTTTGTAGGTCATCCGCTCATGCAATAGGATGTTACGAAGTGCCTGTATTGTTTCTAGTTTCAACATTGTTTCCTCAATTAGCCCAAGCAGGTATCCAACACAAAGAGCCGCCTACTTGTACCGGTATCCACCCGGAGAAGGTCACCGCGGAATAAATCTCGATTGGCTGTGGTGTAGACATGATGACTACGGCGCGTAGTAAGGAAGTCTAGCCGATCCGTTATTAACCTGAATCTCCATGTACCCTACCGGAGTAGCCGGCAACGCCGAAGCACCTCCCGCTGTAGCCGAGTTAGTTGTAGGCGTCTGGAGATTAATGCTGCCAGCAACACCTTGCAGCCCGATCAGCACTTGAGTGTTGAAGGCCGTGACAATACCGATGTTTCCCGGAGCCAGGGAGACTCCCGCGCTACCATTGGCTGTCTGGATTCGGATACCTCCATTGGAAGGGTCATTAAACCTATTGATCAAGGTTCCCCCGCCTGTGCTACCCTGGAAGAGGGCCACATCGCTCGTGCCGGTCGTAAAGCCATTCGCCGCTATAGAAATAGTAGAAGAGCCACTCACAGCGGCGTTAGTTAAGGCCAAGTGGGGAGAGGACGCGGCGCCCCCAGTGACCTGATGGATGACTAGGGCTGGGCCAGTGCCCCCGCCTGGTCCATTCACCGTGAAAGTGGCATTACCATCGTCAGAACTCTGGATCGTCCAGTGCCCCGCTGAATCAATCAAACCGCGCTGCGTGCTCAGGGTGCTGATCGCGATTTGATCGGCAGTCGGTTGATAAAACCCAGAGTGGGGCGAAGACGTGAAGAAAATCGAGGGGGTCCCAACAGAACCATTGATAAACCCCGTAGATCCGAAGGTCACCGCGGGCACGACGTTAGTGCTGTCGCAGTATAAGATGTTGCGGGTGCCCTGGCTGACCGCGGTAGAAGTGCCGCCCCCAGTAGAGACTGTCAACGTAAATGCGCCGGAAGTCTCGTTGTCTACCCAGTACTGTTGAATAGTGCTGGGTACTACGATCGTGACGTTACCGGCCAACGCGCCAACGAACCGATAAGAGATACGGTTCAGGTTTACCCCAGACAGTACGAAGTTGCCAGAAATCCCCGCAAGGCTGATCTGGACGAAGTCGAAAATAGAGTTGAGCTGAGTGCCCAACCCCAACGTAAAGAAATTTGCCCCATCGAACAGCAAGAAGCACGATTGCTGCGGGTTGAGCGCAAGAGTCGTGCTGCCGTCAATAGTCTGGCCGCCCGCAACCGATACGGTCCAGATGCCTGAGCCGCTGTTCTTGGCCATCGTGAACCAGCCGGCGGGGATGGTCGCGTTGTTCGGCAGCGTCAGCGTGCCTACGCCTCCGGTCCACTCGATCAGCTTCGCACGGTCCCCCAGCACCGCGTTGTAGTTGGTGTTTTGAGTATTGAAGACGTAATTCTGATTGAGCGTCGTTGTGATCGCGATCAGGCCCGCGCCTGCCAACGCCGCAGCGGTCGCGGAAGACGTGCCGACACCGAACTGGAACGCGCGCCACGTGCCGGCGGCGGTCGTATTGTCGGCCAGGTAAAGCTGCCACACCGTGCCCGAGGCGACGGTAGCGATCACCCCGCCGGCGTTGTTCAAAACGTTGAAAGAGTTGGCGCCGATGTTGTTGAACAGCGCACAATAGCCGGTGGATGCCTGCGTCGCATCGCTCAACTGGATCGTGAGTCCCCCAGTAGTCGGGTTGACATCGATAATGTCGGCAACAACGGTCGAGCCTGCCGGAGCCTGCTCGATGGGCCAACCGAGCACGACGCTTGCACTAAAGGGGTTGAGCGATAGATACGACGGCTGTGACGGGTAAACGTTCGTCCCGCCGAAGATATCGGTATAGCTTCCAGGCGAGGGCATCAGGCTTTCTCCCGTACAGATTCACGATCCACTACTTTCTGCAAGTCCTGAGTGTCCACGTCCGCCAACTGCTCCTGATACAACGCCATCCACTCTTGGAATTGGTTGTCATCTTTCAGGAACGGCTTGCACTCGATGAGAATTCGATATAGCAGCAGGTTCGGCGCGTAGTTGGTCAGCCAGTTGGTCTGGTTGGTGGCGTCCAATAACGGCGGCTGCTCATAGTAGTTGATCTCCCACGGGTAGTTAGCCGGAGGAGTAGGCACAATCAACCAGTTGTTGAAATTATAGTCTGCGTAGTACAGCGGCGGCTGCGCAGGGTCTGTGACGGAGGGGTCCGTCCAGTAACTGCGGCAGTAGTCGTACGAGCGCGCAAAGAGCGGGTTACGTGTGGAGCCGTTCGCCCCCGTGCCATAATTCATGGAGACGGTCTCGCGCCATCTATTCGGTTTCGGGTAGACCGATACCCCGGTCGATAAGCCGCCTGAAGGGGGCGTCGAGACGACGTTGGCCAGGAACCCTTGGATTTTCAGTTTGGTTGCTAGGGCGCGCTCCGCTAGATTGATGAGGCTCGGCAACTGCGCGAATACTTGGGTATCCGTCACATACCCGCGCTCCAAGTACGCAGGTAACGTCGTGTTGATCAAGTTGCTGAACGTCATCCCCGTAGCCATAGCTCAACTCTTAGCGATGTCTGCGATAGTCGCGTCCTTGGCTTGGCTCCCGGCGCTGGAGCCAAAGTAAAACGCTTCAGTCTGGGACGCACTCTTGGCGAGGTACCCAAACACGGTACCCAAAGTGGCCCATGCGGTTGCCGGTACTTTCGATACCTGCTCCGGCCATATCACCGCGGCAACGATCAGAAACACCGCCACCAGCAGGAAACCGCCGACGTTGAGCCAGGCCAAACGAGCCACGGTCGGATCACGCGTCGAGACTTCCATTGCGCGCGCACTCTGCACGTCTTGGTACACCAACTGCTCGCGTTGAATGCCGAGGGTTTCCAGTTGCACTTGGAAATCGTTTTCTGCCTTCCGCAGCGCCAGGATCTGATCCGGAGTTGCGGTCGATAATGCTTGGTTGATCTGAGCTTCCTTCGCGTCCTGCGACTGCGTTGCATCTAACCCAAGCGCTTTCTCCAATGCGTTGACGGCGATCCCTGCGAAAGGGCCGCCCACTGCAGTAGCTATTGTGGGGGCAACGGTCGCCAGCACATGACCGGCTTCTTTGACTAGATTCATAGCAGCCTCTGTGCGGCTTTGTGAATGACGAACAAACGATGAAACCAACTGTGCCCGAACCTGCCGACGTTGGCGCTCGCAGCGTACCGCAAGGCCCGCTGCGTCATGAATTCCTGCGCATCCGATGAGTGATGCATAAGCAGCTCCTCGGCGTGCTCCCCCTGGTTGATCGCGCAATCGAGCGCACACACCGCCAGATCCCACGGCATATGTTCACACCCCGAGGGGTACCAGTAATCCCGCAGGTAGAGCGCTTTCGCGCCCTCCAACGTGAGATTCTTGATATCCACCTCGGGGTAGGCGCGCTTGCTGATACCGTACTTGGTCTCACCTCCGGGGTCGCCGGGGATGCCTGGGGTGTACTCTGCCTCAATCCCAACAACCGCCTCAAACGCTTTATCGAAGTAACTCATAGATCGGAACACGACGGCATGCTGAAAGGAACCCCAGTCAAATCAAAGTACTCGCGTTGTCTGCGTAAGATAGTGTCCTGTAGCAGTTGCCGAAGGTCAGACCCAGACGCCTTGCATTGTTTCTCCCTAAGCTCCAAAAGAGCTGTTTCTGCGTCAAACACCCAGTGCCTGCGACTCTCCTTTATGCTTTCCTCCAATCGATCAGAACGTGCGAAGCCCGGGAAAACCGATGGAGCAAAGCCGAATGATGCGATCCAAAGAAAAATCACCCCTAAAAACCCTCCGCAAGCGACCAACGTCAAACGCACCCGATAGCGGTACTGAACTTTGATATCAGCCGTATGAGGGGGTATTAGACCCTCCAACATGGCACTTATTAACTCCACTAGTCCAGAAAGCATGATAGCTTCGGCTCCTACCGTATTCTGTCGGGTTTAATGCGAAGTCCACGATGTTCCATTACAGAACACCGGAACGATTACGGCGCCGCCCCCAGTAAGAGCCGCGTTATAGGTTGGCGCCGTAGCGTCCGTGACGTACGCAAAAGCCCCCTTAATTCCGGCATTGCAGGTGGGAAGACCGGCTACCGTGTATCCGGTCGTAGCTAAGAGTTGAGCGGCAAAGCACCCCGCGCCACAGTCTGTTGCCGTCCCAAGTGCCACGCCGCCAGCGTTGGTACCTGTCAGACGATTGCCAGTCGTACCGATGGCCCCCAGCTTCCATGTCGTGACGCAAGACCCAGCAGAATTCCCGGTAAACTTGAGAGAGGAAAATATGTTGCCGACGCCAATCTCCGCGCTACCGCACGTGGCGCTAGTACCCCCAAAAATCGATACGCCCCCAGGAGTATCGGTCCCTACTGGAGAACTGCCCGCCGTGATGGAGATGTTTCCGGCAGCCTTTGGACTCCCGCCTGTACCGAAAGAATTACCCCCAGT